GAAAAGGAAGTGGGAAGGAAGCGAAACGGTAGTGAAACGGCAGTGAAAACGAACAAGAATGTAAAGAACTTAAAGAATAAAGATATATATAAATACGCAGACGAAATTCAGGCTGTGTATAATCATTGGATTGAACTGCTTGAGGACATTAACGCAGCTAAGTTAACTAAAAAGCAGCAAAAGGTTATTCTCACTAAATTAAAAAAATGGTCAGTCGAGGACCTTAAGCAGGCTATTTCAAATTATAACGAGATTTATAGATCCGATTATTATTACGGACACAATTTCACAATGTACAAGTTTATTAAGCAAAATAATGGGGCTCCGAGGTTTTTACCTGGATTAGATGAAGAGAATGACGGAGACCTCTGGAAAGATTATTCAAAGAACAAAGGGGTTTCAAAGAGTGATCTGCCACCAGACGAGTACATTTAGGAGGTTAGTTAAATGAATCCACAGGAATTAGCAGATTTATATTTAGGAGAATACAAGGATAAAGGAAATGAGGTCAATGCTAAGAACTGCCCTTTTTGTGGACCGAACCCAAAGAGGGATAATCAATATAAATTTTTTATGAATAAAGAGACGGGAGCCTATAAGTGCTACCGAGAGAACCATTGTGGAGCTGAGGGTGGATTTAAAGATTTATTGGAGCACTTCGGTGAAGAAGACTATGACAATTATTATAAACCGAAAAAGAAGAAATATAAAAAGCCTAAAATTTCTGATACTACTGAGGTCAAGGGTAAGGTTGCCGAGTATTTAAAAAAGCGTGGTATCAGTGAAAAGACTTGGGATAACAAGTATTTAGAGGCCAAAAATGGTCGAATAGTTTTCAAATATTTTAAAAATGATGAACTGGTATTAGTAAAATATCGCTCAGCAGATAAGAAGAAAAAATATAGTGCTGAACCAGGAGGGAAACCAGTCCTCTGGGGAATAGATGAGGTTGATCCTGATGACAGTGTGATTATCACAGAGGGTGAATTCGATAAATTAGCGATTGAGGAATGTGGAATCGACAATGTGGTTAGTGTGCCAATGGGTTCCAATAATCTAAAGTGGATAGAACACGATTGGTCAGTCCTGGAGAATGTCAAAGAATTTATTATTTGGCCAGATAATGATGAGGCAGGAATGAAAATGAAAAATGAAGTCGTTAATCGGCTGGGAAAGCATAGATGCAAGGTAGTTAAGTCAGAAATGAAAGATGCCAACCTCCTGATGTTCAAAAAAGGGAAACAGGCAATCTATAATGCTTTAGATAATGCCGAGTTTGAGCCGATTGACAATGTAATCAGAATGGCAGATGTCGAGCCACTTAAATTAAATCAGATAGACAGCTGTCCTTCCAGTGTTCCAGCACTCAACAGGGTTCTTGGTGGTTTTATGATGGGGTATATCACCGTCTGGACTGGTAAGAATTCAAGTGGAAAATCCACGCTGCTAAATCAAGAAATATTGGAGGCAATTGACAAAGGTTACGGTGTTGGGTTGTATTCAGGAGAATTAAATGCCGATTTAGTTCAAAAGTGGATAGCTTATCAAGCAGCAGGACCTCAAAATTTAGAGTATGAATATCACGAATTGAAAAGGGAAGAGATGCCCGAGGTGCCAGATGATGTAATGGAAAAAATCAGAAAATGGTATGGGGATAATTTCTTTTACTATGATCTCAATTCCAGCACTAAGCCAAAGAAAATACTGAACACTTTTGAGAATTTATACAAGCAGTATGGGACTAAAATTTTTGTGATAGATAACATAATGACCCCAGAATATGGGGGAGGAAGCCACGAATATTTGCATAGGCAGAGTAGATTTATTACAGCTATCAAGCAGTTTGCTCAAAGACTCAATGTTCATGTTCACATTGTAGCTCACCCGAGAAAATCAAAAGGGAAAGTTGAGAAAGAAGATGTTGCAGGACTTTACGAGATAACTAATAAGACGGACAACTTGGTCGCTTTTCATAGGGTAACTAAAAATAATATAGACAGTTTTAGTGATGAAATTAAAAATAAATATATCGAGTTAAACCAGCTGGCAGATAAACCAAAAGATTTTAATGTTGTGGAGATCCAGAAATCAAGGATTTACGGCTGGCAGAATGTGAAATCAGCTTTAAAATTTGATGTGGATTCTAAAAGATTTTATCCGTTCAATTCGAGGACTCTAAAAAACAAAAAGTATGGGTGGGAAAAATGATAAATTTAAAATTTGTATCCGATAAAATCCACGACATACAGCTAAAGAACAACGATAACTGGGAGGAAACGGCCAGAGATTTACGGGAGATTGAAAAGGACCTGGTATCGGTGCTTGATTATGTAAAAGATTGTCGAAAAATTTATGAAAGCTACACCGAAGAAGAGTTAAAAAATCTATTTGATGAGGTGATCAAATGAGGGGATTCGCTAAATTACTTAAAGATATTGATAATGTCAAAAGGCAAAATAATGCCAGTAATCACGAAATTTCAGAGTTATTGGCTAAAATCAGCAAATATTATAAAGATCGAGCTGAACCAAATCAGAGAAAGAGGCTGATCAGTGAGACAAAAAGCAAAATTGAGACGGCATTAACCTTTGTTGAAGCACTGGAAGTAGAAAGAGGCAGCGTTTTCACTCATGAAGCGAGGGAAGTCATCACTGATATTGGTGATTATTTAGACGAGATAGAGAAATATAGTTAGGAGGCAGCAGATGTTAACTACTAAATTAGCTTATCGATACACGAAGGGTGAAATGAAAGAGCTTTTAAAGAGTCTGACAATCCTCATTGATACCAGGGAGCAGGCAAACACTCACATTCAGGGATATTTCGATAAAAAATGTATAGCTCATAAAAGCAAAAAGCTGGATTTTGGAGATTATAGTTTCATGTTGCCGAGAAATGATGAGCTTGGGATTATGAGAGACATTTATTTTATGGATCAGATAGCAATTGAAAGGAAGGCCAGTCTGACTGAATTAAGTAATAATTTTACTCATGATCGCACTCAGTTTGAGAATGAACTGATCAGGTCAAATGGTAGTAAATTAATTCTACTGGTAGAGAATGCAGCAGGGTATCAGGATATTATTGAGCATAATTACAGGACCCAGTATAAACCAAAAAGTTTTGCAGCCACATTGCACTCATTTAAACACCGTTACGACCTTGATACTGTGTTCATAAAGCCCGAACTGGCAGGCAATTATATTTATCAGAGTTTTTATTACTGGTTGAGAGAATACCTTAAGTAAGACCCTTAAAGGAGGCGTTATTAATGGATAATAACAAGGTGGTTTTTCTAAATAGATTTGAAAGGGAAAGAGAAAATGAAGACAGCAGGCTGAGAGATAAAATTACACAGGTTTTAAGAGAGGAAAATTATTTGGATAATCCAGAGGCACCGAGCAGAATTGAAATCAATATTACTCTGGATAAAAGCCAAAATAATAAGAAAACAGAGATATTTATTAGGCAGCCAGATGAATAATAGTCGGAGTTTCTGAAGTCCCTAAAAAGGGAATGACTCTGATTATAAACTTTAGCCCAGAAATGAGCGAAAGGTGGTAACTAATTGGAACCCCCTTTAGGTGCCTAGATTAAACCGAGGTATCAATCCAGTAGTTCAGATGTACGATATTCGTACAACAGAGGCCGAGAGTTTAGTAACACGACAGACGCGTGAGACGACGATTATCGTTGCTGCAAAATTGAGGGGTAAGATATACCTGCAGTTTTCGCAGTCCCTAAAAAGGGATAATCCGAGTTTCCCGAGGCCCTAAAAAAGAGAGTTTGCTGACACGGATACGCGTGCGAGGTTTTAGGACTTAACAAAACTTCACATTGAGAATCTATTAAAACCTGAAAAAACCTGAGATTGAAAAGGAATTATAAAGAGTTTACTCATAAGACAATAAGCGTGAGAATGTTTATATATGTTGACATTCCGAAGGTAAAGGAGGTGATCATTATCGGAACTAAGCAGGTGAGGGTTAAAGGGAAAGATTATTTAATCAAAAACCCTGGAGCCAGATGGGTCATTAAATTAGACAGCAGATTAAAGAATGAAGGTGATAATTTCGGGTCTTATGACTTGGAAGATTTCTCCGAAAGGCTGCTGAATAAAGCAGTTGATGGGGATTTGCCAGATGATGAAGCAGTGCTGGAAGAATTATTTGATCAAGTTATGAATTTTATTGGTCTGACGATAAAAGAAAAAACTATTGATGGTGAAAAGATAATGTTTTTTGATTCTGAGCCTTAATAGATTACAGAGAGGTGTTATTTTATGCAAGGAGGTTCATTAAGAAGTTTAAATTTTGATGTTGGATTTGGAATAAATGACAGGCCACTCACTCAGGCCGACAGACGAGTGGATAATTTTAAACAAAGTGTGGTGAGAACCACCGACAGAATGGGAGCTCTGGAAAGAAAAGCAGTAACTGCTGGCCGAGCAATGTCTAATGCCTTCTCTGGTGTTAAAAGAGCTATGGGGCGAGGAATTGCCCTTTTAGAGCGTTACCGATACCAGTTAGGATTGATAGCAGGTGCAGGAATTGCGGCTATAACTAAATCGGTGTTCAGTGCTGGTGATGCCAGGGAAACTGTAAATAAATTTAATGTTGTTTTTGGAGAAGTTGCTGACTCAACCAAGGAATGGGCTAATCAATACTCTAATGAAATTGGTCGTTCAAAATATGCGACAATGGACTGGCTGAACAGTTTTCAAGATGTGCTGGTACCAATGGGACTTGCCAGAGATGAAGCAGCAGGATTATCTAAAGAAATGGTTCAATTGTCAGCTGATTTAGGTTCTTTCAATAATGTTGGTACAGCAGAGGCTGCTAATGCAATGCAATCTGCTTTAATGGGAAATCATAGGGCTGTTAAAAGTCTTGGAGCTCAGCTTAATGAAGAAAATCTTAATGCTAGAGCTGCAGCAATGGGATATAAAGAAAGTTTTAGACAATTAGATAGTTTATCAAAAATGCAAATTAGGTACAAAGAAATTGTTGCTCAATCTCAAGACTCAATAGGAGATGCTATCCGAACTTCAGAGGAATGGAACAACCAGGTTCAGCGTTTTAAAGGAAATATTCGTGATGTATCAATAGCAATGGGCTTTAATTTCATACCTAGATTTACTGAGGGTCTGATAGTGATAAATAAATTCTTAGATAGAATTGAACAAAGCGAGAAGTTGACGGCAGCAGCCAGATTTTTCACGATAGGTGTTGCAATAACTGGAATAGCTGCAGCAATTGGAATGGTAAGCTCTGCTTGGCCAATGATAGGGGCAATATTTAGCATTCAGGGCTTTGGTATAGCTGGGGCGGTAATGGGCCTAGTTCTCTTACTGGAAGACTTGTGGGTTGGATTGAACGGTGGAGAGGCCGTGCTAAATCCACTTATAGACTTCACCAAAAAATATAAAACTCAGGTATTGGCAGTAGCTGGAGCGATAACGGCATTTTTTGCACCTGCGATATATTCCTCAGCGATACCAGCAGTCTCAGCATTTACCACGAGTCTATTTTTAAAAGGTAAATTTGCCTTAACCTCTTTTGCAAGTGGAATCTGGACTGCAATAACTGCCTCATTTGCTTTTTGGAAGGCATTGATCACAAAAGCTGTTGTTGGTGTGGCAAGTTTTGCTACTTCGGTGGCTGGGGCTGCCTGGACTGCAGCAACTACCTTTGTAGGAGCTATAGGTTCGGCGATTACGGCAACATTATCATTTACAGCTGCACTATTAGCAAACCCGATTACTTGGGTGGTTATAGGAATTGCCGCACTGGGAGCTGCACTTTATACACTGCATAAAAATTGGGATACAGTGAGTGCATTTTTAAATAGAACTTGGAATTCATTCATTGATAATCTTTCAGCTGGTGTCAGTTGGATAAAAGAGAAGTTTGTCAACCTGCTGCCTGATGTTGATATGCCTAGTCTGCCAGACATAGCTGCAGGGGTTAAAAATAAATTTAATCAGGCTGTTAACTGGGTGAAAGAAAATCCATTGAAAGCAGTTAATTTCTCAATTCCTACAGTCAATCTACCAAATATAATAAATAAAATTTATGAATCTGGACGACAATTCATAAAAGACAAGACAGGGATTGAACTTCCTGCTTTAAAACTGCCAACACTGCCTGATTTAGTAGGGGTAATAAAAGGTGTTTGGAATAGAGGGAAAGAATTTGTAGGAGGTTTAAATCCCTTTAAATTCCCCGATATACCAGATTTACCCGATCCAATAGCAAAGATTGATGAATGGGCAGCGAATATTAAAAGCAAATTAAGTAATATAGACTTTGGTTCTGCCTTAAAAACAGCAATTGAAAATGCTATGGATAAGCTGCCAGGTTGGATGCAGGGAATGGCTAAAAAAGTAATGGACTACCTGCCTCAATCACCTGCTAAAGTTGGACCATTGAGCAGATTAGATAAGGTAGGACCAGGGCTTACTCAAACTATTGGAAAAGGTGTTGATAAGTCCAGAGAGCAGGTTACTGGACCTCTAAGCAATATGTGGACTGAGTCAATGATTGCCGAGCCTAAGACGATTGTTAGAGATTATAATCCAATGTCGAGTATATCTGACAGTGGCTTTGGAAATAGTAAGTCTGTAACCACGAATAATTATAATAACAGTAATTCTAAGCAGCAAAGGTCAGTTAAGAAAGTGGATAAGATTGAAATTGTTATCCAGGACTCTGGGGATAGCAAGCAGACTGCCGTTGATGTCAGAAAAGAAATCGAAAAATACTTTGATATGGAAGCAACAAGTTCAGTAGGTGAGGCAACAGGTTAAAAGTAAATATTGAGGGGAGAAATCCCCTCTCTTTATAGCATAAATCTTAAATAAAAAGAGATGTGATTATATGCAGGAGGAATTAACAAATCATGTTGATGTGGCTGATCATTTAGAAAATTATTTAACTGGTGAGCTGGAAAAGTCTATTGAGCGGCTTAAAAGGCTGGTTGAAATGGAATTTCCTGAAGACTATTATTGCACTGTCAATGCAGTTAATTTGACACCTGGCAGGTCAAGTAATAAAAGTGGTCATGCTGATTATACAGCTTCAAGGGCAATTCATCTGGCTGATATAAGACTGGCCAGAAAAAGGATTTATAAAAGACATGTTGAGCTAAAAGAAGGAATTGAAAGTCAGCTGGAAAAGTATGATCAGGAAGTTATTGAGCTGCTAAAAGCAGATTTGGGGCTGACTAAGGCCACTAAGACAGAGATAGTGAATGCAGCAAGTTTTGGTTATAGCAAAGCTAGAAGGATTTTAAACCGAGTTTTAAATGAGTTGAGCACTGTAATTAGGAGGACTTTTGATGAATGCGATTAATTTACTTGAAAATTATACAGATTTAAAGACGAAAAAAGAGCTTTTAGAATGCCAGGGAAAAGATAATTCAGAGTTGGAGGCTCAAATTAAGTCTTATAACATAATTAAAAACTCACTATCTGAGAGAAAACAGAAAGTTTTAGAAATGTATTTTGAGAAAGAACACGGATATTATCGGATAGCCAGCGAGATTGGTTATAGTGTCAGCACTGTAAAGAGAGATATTAATGCAATCAAAGCAGAATTCAAGAAATATTTAGACTGAGGAAGGTCAGAGAATTAAAAAGTATGTAGATTTACCCAACTCAAAAAAACTTTTGCCTTGTAGAGCCTCTGTAATAGCAGAGAATGACAGTAATTAAGCTGATTTTTATATAGGGTCTGATACTCCCCTTAAAAATAAATATGGTCGTAATAATAACTACCCTCTTACTGGTGTCCGAGTAAAATTCGGGCACTTTACTTATATATGCAGGAATTACAGGTGTTATTGAACAATAATAAGCATAAGGAGAAAAAGGAGGGTTAAAAAATGGAGGAATTAACTATTAAGGCAGCTGCTGAATATTATGGAAAAAGTGAGTCCTGGATAAGAAAAAGGATACTTTCGGGAGAATTAGATGCCGAGAAAAGGCCTTTTCAGTACGGCCAGAGGTGGATCACAACAGAAAAAGCACTGGACGATTTGGCAGAAAGGTTAAATGAGCAGGCAAAAATGCAGAAAGAGTCAGTAAGTATTAGAGAGGTTAATAAGCCAATAGGCAAAGAGCAGTTTATCAATGAGTTGATTGAGGCCACAGAGTCAAAAAATAAAGAAATGATAGATGATGCAGTTGAGAAAATAAGTGATCAGATTAAACAGCGAGATGAACAAATTAAGCAGCAGGGTGAGATGCTCAATAAATTATATAAGAAATTGGATCGAGTAGAGAAAAAGCAGGATAAAAGCCTATTCGACAAAATAAAACAATTATTTAAGTAAGTCGTTATTCTGGCCAAAGATAGCGGTAGCTGATTTAATTAATCTACCTGAGGCAGCAAAAAGTTGATTTAAACTTTTGTGCCTATGCTCATTTTCTAATTTTCAGCTGCAAGAAATAATCGATTAATATTTACTTGAAGTCTATTTCAGGGAGAAAATGATAAAATATAAAAAAATTAAGATATAGTGAAAATCATCAAAAACAAGAAAAATATTGACATAATTAGACTAAAATAGGTTATTATTTGAAGTAATATCCAAGTATTTACATGGTTAGATTTAACAAAGCACTATAAAGCCTGTCATGACAGTATCCTTTAGTTGACTAAAAACTTCGTAAAAGAAGCATACTACGAAAACTTTATAAAAATAACACGAAATTATTAAATTGAAAGCAATAAATTTAAAAAACGATTTGACTTTATAACGATTTGAATATATAATTTTATTAACTTAAGAAAGGAGGCAAAAAATGAGCAAGAATTTAAATGCTTTAGTTCCTGATGAATTGCACAAAGAATTAAAAGTGCAGCTGGCAAAAGATGATCTGACCTATAAAGATTGGTTAATTAAACAAATTAAAGAATATGTAGATAATAATGACGGAATTAATAGAATAAAATAATTCCTTAAAAGTGGGTGAAAAAAATTTATTTATATAAATTCTATAATCAAGATAAAGAAGTAATTTATATTGGCAAAACTGAAAATGATGTCAATTTAAGAATAAGAACTCATTATACTAATTATAAAAATAAATAAATTATCAAAAAGAAATAATGAAAATTATTTACTGACCTCTCAACATAATAAAAAATATCTCCTAGAACTATACAACTTATGTTAAAAAAATATACTGGCATGACAGCAACAGATTTGAGAAAAAGATTTGCAAATAATCTTTTAAACGAAAGCAAAAAAGAGATATTAGGGATAAAACCGAAGTGGGGAGGAAAGACAATAATATAATTTTCAGGCTGTCTATAACTTTATATTTCTGGCCAGTAAAATTATCTTCTGACATTTCAAAAGATAAGGTTCTAACTATACCAAGAAAGTGGGCAAAGTGGGGTAAATGAAGCTCTATAAGGGGTAAATGAAGCTCGACACACCGTCATGATGGAAATTTAACCCCTTCAAACTTTAAATATACCCCCTAAAACCTTAAATAAACCCCCTTTTTTGTTAATATGACTGATCTATAATCTGAAATCAATCAAAACATAAATTTTTGGAGGCTGCTGGGCTTTTTTGCCCAGGAGAAAGAAGTGCAGCAGCCGATTAATTAAATATAAGAATCACTTAAACCCCACCCGAAAAATACTGAAAGTGAAATCGGGTCCACACTGAAAAAATAATTAGGGAGGCAGAAAATGAGCAGAAAAATAGGACGAACAAAAGATAATGAGTTAATCAAAGTATATTCTGCAGCTGAAAAATATGTTGTTGATATTGACAGCGTAACTATAGGCCAGTTTGATACACCAGGGAAAGCTGAAGAAGTTGCTAAAGTAGAAATGTTGAGGAGCTACGGCCTTGATTATGAGCAGGCCAGAGAGATAGTTAACTCAAATATAATAATCAGCTATAATTTTTTGAGCGATTGGAAAGAAAAGACTGATCAGAAAGTTGAAGTGGTGAAGAAGGGCAATAAATGGGTAACTAAAATAAACGGAGCTTTTAGAGGTGAAGCTGATACCAAAGAAGATGCTGAAAGAACTGCTGACTTTATCCTGGTATCAAAACAGCACCCAAAATGGACTGTGCAGCAATGTTGGGATTATGTTGATCAGGAAAGAGGGAGCTGAAAGGAGGTGAAAGATGTTAAGAATAAAAACGAGAATCCATGACAGAAAAACTGGTGAGATAATTAGCGAGGAAATTACAGACGAGGTCCCCGATATAACAAGGGAAGAACTCAATCGACCGTTGGCCGAGATTATTTATAATCGAATTAAGGAAAAAGAAAAAAACAAAAAATAAAGGTGGGATTTCAAGTTGGAGATTAGAGAAGCAGAATTTGAAGAGGTTGAAGCGTTTCTTTACACCAGTGATCGCGGCAATGAATATTTAACTATTAATAAAGGCTTAGATGGATCGAGGTTAAAAGAAATTAAGGAAGAGGCAAAAGACAAAGAGTATCACATATGGACAAAAAAAGACTAAATATGACATAAAAAGACATTAAACTAAAAGGAGAGATTCAAAATGCTATTAATTCAATTCGCTGATCTGGAAGGAATTCAGGCATATTACACTAACATAGGACAGGAAAGATTGACTTTAGACAATAGTTTAACACCTGTGGAAGCACTGGCAATAATTCGTAAAACAGAAAAAGACAGACCAACTCATAGTCAGCCTGTCTGCTGTGCTTAATACTGCAATTGTGATAAAATCACAACTCTTTTGCCGAGAGTGTGCAGTAAAAGCGACGATTCAAAACATCTTTTAAATATTATATCACATTCAGAGCCCTGGTGTAAAAGCTGGGGCTTTTGTTCTGCTGCAAAAAAATATTTGGTACAAAATTTTAGATATGATAACATCAGATTAATATTTGACATTTAGGTTAAAACCTCCGACATTACAACTATCTTAAGGAGGTGAACCCTTTGAATACTAAACAGATTAAAAACTTTTTACGCTGCAGGAAAGAAAAACTTCGAAGAAATAAGCAAAATTTTAAAGATGCAGTGGATCTATTTGAAATCAATATCGCTATTTTAGAAATAGAGAAATTATTATATTATATGGACCACGGAATTAAGCCAGAGATTGCCGAAGATGCCAGGGAGAAAGAGATTATAGGGCAGTTTATCAATAAAGATGAAAAGTCAATTGCTAAGATTGAGCAGAGAAATAATAGCAGCAAATAAAAAAACACCCCAGCAGGACACTAAGTCTGTTGGGGCTTTTGTATTGCATTAATTATGTGAATATTATATACTTATTTTTGGAAAGTAAAAAAATTACATATAGAAAGACGAAAGACAGCTGCATCTCCGAACCCTTCCACAAGTCGAGATAAAAGCTGCCTCTTTCACTTCTAACACTCCACCTCTCAAAGCGATTGTTAGAAGCATAAAAAATATAAATTTGTTAGCTAATGTTTTTCTTAGCAACATTCTGTATTCTTATATTATCACAACAAGTGATAGATGTTCAATGTTTTTGAACAAATTTCACTAAAAAGTTTACAGAAAGTGCACTCAAAGTTACAAAATGTGCGATTAAATCAACAAATTTATTTAAAAGGTGAATACTAATAAATAATCAGGCTTGGGAGGGGTCAAAACTCTTTCAAGCCTTTTTTAATTTGCTCTATAAATACAAAAAACCCCGTCATTTAGGGGATAGTTTCATAAAAATATATTAAAATTTAAAAGGAGAGTGTCAATTTTATGAGTGATAAAAAAGAAAAAAGACTGCTGAACCAACAGCAGCCACACCAAGACAAGTTAATTATATCAGATAGGGAAAAGTTCTTAAAGTCTTTATTTAAAAATTTATCAGGATTTATCGAAATCAGAGAAATAAAAGACGGTAAATCAACTCAAAAGTTCTTTGAAAATGTTGATGATCTGATGGATTATGATCCTCCAGCTGATAAACATATTTATTTTGGTGTTATGACTAGAAGCAGAAAGCGTGGAAGAATTGAAGACACCAAAAAGACTAATGTCCTCTGGTTTGATTTTGATAATGTAGTAAGTTATGCAGAGATTGAATATATTTTAAATATGAGGAACCTGCCCGAGCCTTCAATGATTGTAAACAGTGGTCATGGGTATCACCTATATTATTTATTGGATAAACCAGCTGGTGCAGAAATAAAAGCAGTTTTAAATGAATTCGTTAAGGTTACTGGGGCAGATAGCAACGCTTCAGACTTAGCCAGAATAATGAGGTTGCCTGATACTATGAATGTCAAAGAGGACCCAGTTAAATGCGAATTAATGACAACCAGCAAGAATATATATAACTTGAATGAAATTGCAGACTTGTTAGGGGTAGAGGTAAAGGAACCACCCGAAAAAGGCCAGATACGGCCAGAAAAGGTTGCAGAGGTTTTAGGGATAGATTATGAAGGCATTCAATCACTGGTGGATAAACCCTGCGTTAAATCAATACTTGACGGTGTTCAGAGAGGTGAAAGGAACTGGCTTCTTGGCCGTTTGACTAGATATTTAAAAGACGATTTAGCAATCAGCAAAATGAGAGCTAAAAAAGTAGTCAGAGTGTGGAATTTAAAATGTGATCCTCCTCAAAATGAAAATGAAGTTTTATCGAGTTTCAATTCATACTGGAATAATGACAATTTGAATTTGCAAGGCTGCAAGATACTAGACAGTAAAGGTGATCTGATTCTTGATAAGCAGCAAATATTAAATAAATACTGCAGCAAAGGTAAGTGCAGCTTAACTGAAAACTTCGAACTTGCCGAAATAGAAGGGGAGAGCCTTATTAAATTTAACAATCGACTGTTGAATAAAATTAAAAACATGAGTGCATATTCTTTGATTATATACGGAGTATTGAGCATGCACGAAGAGGGTTTAACTAAAAGAAATGCTGCTAAAATTATCGGCATAACTAAAAAAACATTCAAAAAACACACTACCCAGCTGATAAAATTAGGGTTTATCAATGTCAGAAAAGGAATAAGGCAGCGAGGAACCTCTGACCTCTATTATTTGAGACAGCAGGGAACATTTAGTCTTGGCCGAACCAGTATCAGTTATGCAGCAATCAGGCTTTTGAATGCTGAATTAAGGCAAGGGTATATAAGGCCAGCTGAAATTAAAGTTTATATGCTCTTAAGATACTTCGAATATCAAAGTAAAACTGGTGAAGTTTATCCAGCTACAACTACCTTGGCAGAAAAATTAGGGACTGATCGCAGTAGAATAAGCAAAACAATAAAAAGGCTTGAGGAAAGAGATTTTATAAAAATAGATAGAGAAAAAAGACGATCAAACACTTACATTTTTAAAGTTAGATAGAAAAAATTAGGCCTGCCCTGACGGGTGGGTCTTTATTTATAAGTGCATATTTGACACATGTAAATAGAAAATTTTAAGCCTGTTCTGTCGGGCGGCTCTTAAGCTATAAGCGTAAATCTGACACATGTAGATAGAAAAATTTAAGACTGCTATGACGGGGCTCCCCTGGGCTATAAGCGTAAATCTGACACATAAAGACTTTAAAAGGTTTATATATGAATATAGAACTTAAAGAATTAAAGGTATTAGGGGATAAATAAAGTGAGTTGGCGAGAGATTAGCTGATAATATTTGAGTATGATAATAGGGTATTGAAAAAGGTCGGTTAATAATCGAGTCTGGCCTGTTATGATAGCAATCATTGCCTTGCAACTTAATTTATAACGGTAAATCGAGGCACGGGTTTAAATTTACTTTTACCCCATAATAAAGAATTCCATGATCAGTGAGGTGATCAGATGAATGTCAAAATAATAGTTTGTGCTTCCAGTAAGTATTATTCAGTGCTGCTCATTGCTGGTGATCATCAGAAAAAGTTAAAAGGGCCGATTAAAGAAGCTGCAGAATTGGAAAATGCACTTAAGTCAGCGATTAAAGCAATTAAAAGGCTTAAGTATCCAGTAGATATAGAGCTGATAACCAATCATGAGGCATTTAGCCAGGTGTTTGATTTAGGACGGCCAAAAATGCAGAATAAAGCGTTTGTGCAGGATAATATCGAGCTCTGGCAGGAATTAATCAGGTTGATTAAGCAGCATAACAGTTTCAGCCACAAACTAAAAGACAGCAATCGACAAGATTTGACACTGTTTAATGAATTATATCGAGATTGTGTGTATAGAAGGTGAGGCTCTCAAAGGCTCATATTTGCGATTTTAGAGGGGGTTGCACTAAAAGGGTATAAATCCTTGCTGAAATGGATTGAGTGAGTAAATAGTACAAAATTTAATTGATTTGGGGCAAATTAATGGTTAAGTGTTGACGAATTGAATTTTTTTGTGAATAATAAGTAGAAGGGTAAAATTTTTTGATTAACACTAACAAATACCAGGTAAAAACTTTTATATATAGACGAGAGGTGTTTTGTTTGGCAGCAGGTTGTGGTAAAATAACCTCTGTAAAAAGAAAAAAACTGCCTCCACGGGCAGTTTTAAATACCTGTCATCAGTCCAGATAGAAAGGAGGTGATGACTATGAACATCTACATTCTGTTAGATTTGAGACTTAGTCTCAGTCTAACATTGGTTTTTGGTTTGTTCATTGTGCTGACAATAAATAGATAGTCAGCCAGGTTCCCTCAGATAAGCTGGTACCTTGTCTGGGGGTTTTTTTATGTCTTTTTCTAAGATAAGTGTAGAATAATTTGTGCAAATTGTCAACATTTTTTTAGAAAAAGTAATTACTTTTGACCTACTCAGGACCAATGCCTCAGAGAGATGATCCCTGAACCAATTCCCCTGTTAATCCCTCAGCTTTTCAAACTCTTTTTCTGTCAGATTAAAGCTATCAGCTAAATCCTCAACCTTAATTTCTAGCCTATCAGCTACTTCTTCAGCAGTTTTCTCACCCTCAATAAAATATTTCTTCCACCTACTCTTAAAAGACCGATAGTTTGTCGCACAATTAGTATTTTCGCAGAATTCTCTTTCTCTTCCCCTGGTGTTTTCTACTGGGAACCAATCCCCACACAACGGGTGCTTGCACCTTTTAAACTTCTTATTTTCTGTTATATCTTCAAAAAATTGCATATAGGCAGCAGCCAGCAAGGTTTTTGATTTATTGACTGGCAGCAGATTACTATTATTTGCTATCAAGTGAGGCTTTGTTAAGTTTAAATGCTTATTTATATTAGCAGAAAAAATTTCTTTGGCTCTTTCCAATGATACTAAATTGCCGTTTTTATCTTTGAGTATATTTTTAACAAACCAAATTTTTGTATTATCTAAATCAGGCAGCTTATTTTCCTGCAAACTTACCCACATTTCAATCAATCCCTGCAGTTCTTCTACTGCAAATTTAAACATTTCATAACTTTGAAAAGCATCACTTTTAAATCCAATATATGTTTTTTTAGGGTAGCATACATCAAAAGAAATAATCTTAATTGGGTGATGATCAGCACCCAGAGGACCATATTTATTGCAGAATTCTATAATTTCATTATCGTTATCGAGGTTCAATTTATTTATATCAAGATAAATTTTATTTTCAGCAGCAGTTCCACTTTCATTGTAAGGATTATATCCTTCTTTCCCACTATACCAGTGTTCTTTAACCTTTTTAGGTGAAGCAATAAAGAGACTTTCATCAGTCAGATTATTGTAATCTTTATAGACACTTTCCTCAAAACTTTCCATTGCTTCTTTTATTTGTTCAGAAATACTTGAAGCTTTTTTAACCTGCTTTAATTCCCAGTCTGGTAGCTGTTCATTGTAATAATCAATCAAATAGTCATGATACAGCTGCTTTATTTCCTTAAACTTTAAAATTTTATAAGGCCCAAAATTATTGTTATCAATCCTGTTAATATCAACATTTGTTCCAGCAATTTTTTTAGTACGAAACATAATAAACACCTCTTTTTTGCAAGAATGACGGTTTTAATAACTTTAATACCGTTATTTACAATGGTATTATAAACCTAGAGTAATTGCAATAGTTAGAAAGGGAAAAGGCAAAGATTGTTTTTGTTTTTTAAAAAAGTGGAGGTGGATTTAATGAACAGAGTGAGAGAATTTAGAAAGAAAAAAGATTTAACGCAGCTTGATTTGGCAAAGATAACAGACATTTATCCGAATGATATTAGTCAGATTGAGACAGGTTATAGAAAGGCCTTTCCAGGTTGGAGAAAAAGATTAGCTGATGCTCTGGAAGTGGAGGAAGAAGTTCTGTTTCCTGAAAATGAGGGGGAGAAATGAAATTCAGCAGTTTAAACGCTCATATTTGCTCATTTAGGCTGTTGGTGATTAAGGGGTGTAAAACTACCTGCATTAAATTGAAAGCTGTAAATAGTGCAGAAATGAAAGGAGAATGACCGAATATGTTGGATATTAAAGGCTCCAGTGGTGAAAGAAAGATAAATGACAGATGCCCTACTCTTTATTTTGGAATTGATGTCAGTCAATTGAGTTTTAGTGAGTTTAGAGCTGTAACCAGAGAGGTCAGGACTATTATTGAGGATTCGATTGAGAAGGTCGAGAAAGAAAATTACTTTGCTCCCCGTAAACTGTCATTTTTAAAGTGGATTCAAATAAAATTGACAGGTGATGATCAGGAGAGAATGATTAAATCTCATAAGTTAGCAGCTGATAAATTAGGCAGCTTATTTGAAAGAAGTTTTATTTTGCGAGAAATACTGACAGAAAAGCAATTGGAAACATTGATCAGCGAAGTGAAAGCCTACTGGATTGAAAAAGGGATTGAAGAAATTAAAAGGACTTATCCAGGCTAAAGAGGCAAGTGATTATATTTTGGGGAGATGATTGTTTATGCAGCATAGAATAAAAAAAAGCCAGCCTGTTGGAAGCAGACCTGGCAAAGAGAAAATAAATCATTTCATTAACTTAATTATACCAGATAATCACTGTTATAGCAAGGTTAGGGGTGATTAAATGGGCTGGATAAAACTGCACAGAGAGATTTTGAAACATTGGGCTTATGATGATCCTGAAAAATTGAAAGTTTGGATCACACTGTTGAGCAAGGCCACTCATAAAAAACATACTCAAAATGTTGGCTATGAGTTGGCAAAACTAAAGCCTGGTCAGCTAGTATTTGGATTGATTAAATTTTCTAAGCTGATAAACATATCTAAGTCGAAACTGTACAGGATAATTAAGCTGCTGGAAAAAGATGAGATGATCGATTATGATACCGAAACCCACAAAGGCAACTTTTCAATAATAACTATTAAAAACTGGGATAAATACCAGAGTGAAACGGTGCGAAAGCCTACAGAACAGGAAGAACAGCAAGGTAGTGAAAAGGAAGTGGGAAGGAAGCGAAACGGTAGTGAAACGGCAGTGAAAACGAACAAGAATGTAAAGAACTTAAAGAATAAAGATATATATAAATACGCAGACGAAATTCAGGCTGTGTATAATCATT